CTCAGCGCGGACAAAGAAGGCGATGAGAAGTCTAAGCTAGCCTGGATAGCCAGAGCAAGGCTTAGTCTCATGCTGTACGGAAAGTTCCGCGATGTTACAAACATAGGAGAACCGACCTCAAAAGAGGTCCACTAGGAGGAATAGTGCTCTGCTTTAATGTGGCTTGTTCCGTAAGCAATTTATCTATACCTCATGGCGACCGCGTCATGTTTTTCCCATTGTTGCCAAGCTACGACGCAGGCAACGAAGGTCATCAGGTAGGCGTCAACTCTAACCTCATCTACGCAAACTGCTACTACAACCCGTTCTCTTTGCCTATCGAAGGTAGTTACAACGACTACGGCAGCTTAGAAGACATCACAGAAAACGACAACACGAAAGCTATCGAGAAATTCTTTGGTATCACTATCCAACAGTTTGTAGATTGTGTTACCGGTAACCACAGGTCGTGGCACGATCATTTTAGTGGAGTACACGAAGCTTACGCTATCGACAAGAAGTTGCTAGGCAACTATGACGTACAGCTGAGTGTCAAACTTCTAGAGAAGTTAGGATTTGTAAATGTTAAAGGTGGTTATTGGAAATTTGGTAAGCTTCCTTATGAAGTTAAACTAAAGCCAGCTGAAGGTAAAAACGACTACGTAGGTTTTATCTTATACAATAACGCTGGTACTATCATATTTGAGACAGACGAGCATTGTTACAACGCGAAAGAGACGTTGTTTGAGCAGTTCAATCGAGCTACTAACTACTATCTAGGCATAACTCCAGAGAACCAGGAACGGGTTGGGTTACTCACACGCTTGTCTGGCATGTTTGTCTTAAAGGATATCTACGACGGGTTGTCCCAGCACAACAGTGCTCGTACCAAAAACAGCTGGCACAACGGTACAGTGGCTTCTGGCTACCTAACAGCAGCAGTATTGCTAGATCTTGGCTTCGAACTGAAAAAAGCTCAAGTACAGAGCCCAAGGTTTAACGACAGGAAGTGCGACATCTATGTTAAGAGTGGATCTGCAGTCGAGGTAGCCTTAGAACCGTTTGGTTCTACCTTAATTAAAGGTAAGAACAAAACTGACGTGTATAGAGTGCATCAGTTTACGGATGTATGGGAAGATATGACGGGTGAAAAACTCGACATAAAGAAGTACGAGACCATGTTCGTCATCGACGAGCAGTATGAAACTTACAAAGCTCGTCTGGTTAACGCTGAGAAACTCAGCAAGGCAAAAAAGATAAAAGGAAACGATAAGCTAGATAAATCACTTGCTGAGCTTGAGATGATGATGGCAAGCATGCGGTTCTCTAACACGCACCTAGGTGGATTCTTCAAAGACTGGGAACACTTTGAAGACTTATATAAACCTTTCATTGCTAAAGGCAAGCTTAAAGAAGATATCAGGTGGTACACTTTATTCTATACTTCAATGTACTCCAACAACCGTTTCTTCTTTCCTGCTATGAACGGTGAACAGCATGGCAACGACGAGGAGTCAGCATTCTTGCTCAGAACTGCACTTAAGATCGTAGAGGCACGACTTAAGAGACGCGAAGAAGATGAAATCTGAAACTAATCTCTGTCACAGAAAATGGAGGACATACTAAGTGAAACCAAGTAATATATCTATCATCCTCGACATGGCGTATGAAGCGCGCAAGGTCGATGAAGTGATGAACCCACTCTTCACAGGCGAAGCAGGACTAGGCAAGTCGCAGATCTGCCAGCAATGGGTAAAAGCGAGACGTGAGAAGAACCCCAAGTTTGGGTTCGTCGACCTTCGCATCGCCTTCATGGAAGCTCCCGACTTCATCGGACTGCCAGAGAACGAGCGAGTGCAGGAGTTTGAGCGAGAGTTCAAGATCACCTCGCACTGGACACCGGACTTCTGGCCGCGCGACCCAGAGTCTGAAGGGTTGCTCTTGTTGGAAGAACCAAACCGCGGTACCACGGGCATGATGAACTGCTTGATGCAGCTTCTCACCGACCGCAAGATCCACAAGTACGAGCTGCCGAAAGGTTGGGTCATCGCTGGCTGCATCAACCCAGATTCGTCTGAGTACGATGTCAACGCTATGGACGCAGCTTTGAAAGACCGCTTCGAGGAGTACGAGATCGAGTACGATCACCTGACGTTCCTCGAGTACATGGACGCGAACAACTGGAACGAGAGCGTTCAGCGTCACATCGGCGATGCTTTGTGGCTCTACAAAGATTCCAAGGCGTTAGGTCAGAACGGCAAGTACATCTCGCCGCGAACATGGTCAAAGGTGAACGCTGCTGAGCGCGCAGGCATCAGGAAGAACCGCAACCTGCATCGCATCGTGGTTACGTCGATCCTGGGCAAAGACATCGGCAACGAGTACCACAAGAACTGCTACGACCAAGCTCCTGTGACCGCCTCAGACATCCTGAAGAACAAAGATGCAGCGCTGAGCAAGCTGAGAGAGCAAGCTGACCCGAACAACTACAAGGGCGACATGATCGCTGCAACAGTTGAGTCTGTGTCAAAAGCTTACGGTGGCGCAGCTAAAGACGCTAAGTCTGATCAGATCAACGAGGACGTGATGGCTGAAGTAGCGAAGATCCTGCCGTCCGATCAAGCTGTAAACCTCATCAAGGCTTGCGGCTTCAAGCAGAACAAGGGTCGCATGAGTGACTTCTTCACAGACTTCGTGAAGCGTCATCCAGACCTTGTTCACGTTCTAAAAGCGAACTTGAAACTTGCCAGAGCAACTGGTGCTGATAAGTCCCAGCCGTAAAAGCGCTCTGGCTTTAAGCCCCGAGACGGATCTTCCTCCGACCGTCTCGGGGTTACCTTTACCCGAAACAAGGGAAGCACATGTCGTCAAGAATTCGTCCCAAGTTATCTAAAGAACTGTTAGACCACGAGTTTGTCCCGGTCGAGCTTAAGTCCAGAGCTCTTGCGTCAGCGATATACGAGTGCGGTAAGACTCACCCGTTCATGGGCTCTGTTCTACAGTGTTTAACGATATCGTTTGGGCATGTTATCCCGACAGCGGGTATCATGTTCAACACAGACGCCAAGCGATGGGACATGATCATCAACCCGTACTTCTTCTGCAGGAAGTTGAATCTCTTGTCCCAGAAGGCAGTACTGCTGCACGAGCTTAGCCACATCACCCACAAGCATCCGCTCAGGGTTCCGTTCTTGAAGCTATCCTCTAGGAAGCGTCAGCTTATGAACATAGCGATGGACATGGCGATCAACCAGTTCATCAAGAACCTTCCGCAAGGTTGTCCACAGTGTCCTCCGCCAGAGCAGAACAAACCGTGCCCGAACGATCTCTGCCCAGGCAGAGCTATATTCGTCGAGGACTTCCACGACGTAGACGAGAAGACGGGCAAAAAGACTGACTGGCCGAAGAACGCTACAGCGGAAGCCTACTACGAGAAGCTCCTGTCTCGCTTCAAAGATCCAGACAAAGATGACAACGGCAACGGCAAGGGAAAGCCGCAGCAGCAAGGTGCTGGATCTGGCGGTGGTCAGGGTCAAAGTGGAGCTGGCGGCGAAGATGACGGAAACGCTGGTGGCGGAGCTGACACAGGTGATCTACCGCACACGCTAGACGAGCACATGTGGGACGGAGCAGCAGAAGAGAAAGACATGCTCGACGCTACTGAGGATCTAGTGAAGCGCGCGATGGTAAAGGCTCGCTTAGATTACTCAAGCTTGCCAGACTCCGTGAAAGAGCTGCTCGAAGACATCAAGATGCGTCGCGCAGAGCTCAACTTCAAAGCGCTCATCATGATGGCACTGAAGCGTCATGCAGCTGGGCACGATCGCAAGCACACATGGACGCGTAAGAGCAAGCGGTTCGGCAATATCGCTCCTGGTACTAAGGTCGGTGACTTGCCCAAGCTGCAGAACTTCATCGACACGTCCGGCTCAATCAGCATCGAGGAAGCAAACGAGTTCCTCGAGATAGTAGATCAGTTCTTAAGAGTAGGTGCTAGGAAATGTCGCTTAGGCTTCTTCCACACCTCGCTGTACAAGAACGACGAGTATAAGTTGGGTCAGCGAGTCAAGAGGGAAGATATCCAGAGTGGCGGAACAGATCTCACGCAGGTGATGCAGGAGATCTTAAAGCGCAAGCCTGATCTCTCTGTCGTTGTTACAGACGGTTGTTACGGCGATGTTCCTGTTGAATCCTGGATGCGTCCAGGCGAGAAATGGCCGACGACGATCTTCATCATCTCGAAAGGCGGAACAAAAGATCATCCGCTGAAGAGATTAGGTGAGACCGTGCAGATCCCGGATACAGCAACCCATAAGGGTAAGAAGTGAGTTTGGCTTATAAGCATATCCAAGACGGCACAACCCCAGCGTGGACAGTTGACTGGGGTCGTGACAACCCTAACAAGTTTAGGGACTTTCTTGACAAGACGACAGGCGCTATAAAGCGCGAGTGGCTTAACGAGAAGACCTACTATCTAGGTTTTCGAAGCGAAGAGGACGCTAAGGAATTTGCTCAGCTGTATCTGGAAAGTGAAGAGAGCAAGGTTAACTTTGGTGCTGAAGGTTATCGAATCTACCCAGGTTTAGTGAAACGATACACAAAGGAGTAAGTATGTCCCTCAAGAAGGCGCAGAACATTGCTAACCATATCGAGGCAGAACTTGGCATCTGCATCGCGGCCTACCAGATCACCGAGCTTGAGTTCCTCAAGTCAAAGCTTGAGGAGTTTCTCGACTTAGACATACCTACAGAGGAACTAGAGGAGTCTGAGCTGATGAGCGAGTTTGACGATGACTTCGACGGCCTTGAGGAAGATGACCTGACATGACGATAGAAGAGAAGAACATACCGGTCAAGGTGGAGTACTACTTTGACCAGTACCTTATGCATCTGCTCCAAGAGATCACTAAGCGCCCATCGGTAGAGATCATCGCTTTCTTCTACGAGCTTGGTAGTCAGGTTGCTGACATCGGCGCTAAGGAGAAGCTTAAAAGCAAAGGCTACAGCAGAGGTATGAACAAACACATAGTGGACTATTTTCCTGGCACTTCTGTACCCTTCAGCATGAAGGTGAAAGGATACAGACGTCACGACAACTCGTACGACAGAGCCACAAACAAGTGGATAGATAAAGGCGAAGCATACATGTGCACAGCAGAGGTTGGCTTCCCAGAAGGTCGCACGTACATCAGCGAGCAAGAACTGAAAGATATCTCTACAGCGCTGATGGAGCGAGCTCTGCTTGATGCTCCGCTAGACGGAGTTAAGGTTCCTGACTTTAAGAAGCCAGTGATTCGCTCACCTAAGATGTTCAAGAAACTCATGGACGCGTTTGCTGGCCGAGAACCCGAACCGAAAAAACCCAGAAAGAGGAAGAATGCTGCACACGTTTCCTAAAGGTTGGGTTCAGTTTGGTTCTGTCGCAGAACAGGAGCGACGCTTGCAATGGGCAAGACCTATGGGAACTTGGCTCCTGGTTATACTGGAAGCCGGTTGGAGCGAAGACGACATCGTCTGGAGCACGTCAGCGTGGGAGTGGAACAACGAGACAAAGACGTACGATGTCAAGTACAGTCAGCGAGAGAACAATGGGTACACAAACTTCGAAAGAGCTAAGGCGCATATCGACGACTGGTACGCGTGCAACGTCATAGCTGAAGAACTGATGATGGAGAGGGAAGATGGACCAGAACAGCAGTAGCGAACCTAAGATCTTGAGGCAACCTAGAACCTTTTGGCAGTGGCTTACTAACCAGGAAGGAACTATCTTCTCTCCTACGCCAGCGCCGATCGTAAGAATGAATCCGCCGAAGAGTGCGCTTGACGCGATAGAAACACATCTCTTCAATGTCATGAACGAACTATCCAACTGTGATTCTGACAGCGAAGGTTACTTAGCTCTTGTTAAGTCTATGGACAAACTTCACGAAGAACTTGCTAGACGTTCTAAGGAGGAAAGTAATGAAACCATTCCTGCACGGTAAGGTTAGCGTTAAGAAATGGGGCGGAAAAGAGGAAGATTACCAGAAGATACACGACTGGTTTGACCAGACGAAGGCTCACTTCCCAGACATGCGTCATCGTGCTATCCTCCACTCCTCTTTTGGTATCTATCTGGCCGAACAGATGTTCGGCGAAGGCATCATCAACTCTGACGGGAAGCATGTCTCAGTGCGAGACATAGCTGAGCAGCATGTCATCGACGACATGGGTCGGATACCTACGATCCAAGACTATCTATGCGAGATGCCAATGTACAACTGGCTTGGAGGGCCAAAACGTGTCAAAACGAAGATCGATTTCGACTAAAAAGAAAGGGAAAAAGAAGATGTCATCGCTTAAGAACTTGTCCACTGAGACCCAAGAGATCAAGAGGCAGATCAAGAAGATGGCCGAAGACAAAGTAAGTCCTGCGCTGAAAGCCGCCTTCGCGGAGCTCAAAGCTGTTCTTCCGGCGCTTCAAGCTATCCGGTGGCGCCAGTACACTCCGTACTTCAACGATGGGGATACTTGTGAGTTTGGCGTCTACGAGATCTATTTCCGCCTTGAAACCTCAACTGAGGACGCAGGCGACTACAGCGACGGTTTTGAGTCCACGTACGACATGGATCTTACAAAAGAGCAAGACAAGGCTATCGATGACTTCGCAGAAGGCCTAAACGGCATCGAAGATCTTCTTCAAGAGGCGCTTGGCGATCACGCTGAAATAACCTTAAACGCAAAAAGCATTGAGGTGGAGCAGTATGAGCACGACTAAAGAGTTAGAGACAAAGGTGAACGACTTCGCAGCACGGCAAAAGACTCTACAGGAGTTAAGTAAGACGTTAGCTACCGAAGTTATCGACACGCTGAAGAGCCTGATGCACAGTACACCTTACATCGAAGCGGTTCAGTGGCGTCAGTATGTTCCAGGCTTCAACGATGGCGATCCGTGCGAGTTTACAGTGACCGATTTCGAAGTGAAGTTTTCTAGCGCTGTCTGGAGCAAATTTAACGACGAAGAAACTGGCGACAATGTAGGCGATGATGGTTTCATGTCACCGTGGGACGTCAAGAGGTTCTTCGACAAGCACATCGATGTGCTCAACCACGAAGACGTCAAGGAACTGCAAGACCAGTACGATGCAGCTAAAAACTTGTTTACGACGCTCAACAAGATGGAGAAAGAGCTGGAAGGCGCGTTCGGCACCAACGTCCTGATAGTTGTCACCCAAAAAGGTATCACAACTGAGGATTACGACCCAGGATATTGATGCGCGTAGAGATCAAGACAAAGTACACGACAGTGTCTTTCAACGAAGACCATGATGGTTCTACTCCTATCCTTTACTCCACTGTAGAGTTCGCATGGAGTGAAAAAGATGACGTGCCTGATATGGCGCGTCTTTTTGCCGTAAACATGGACCAAGTTGTAGAGAACGAGATAAGAAGACGACTAGCTGAAGAGCTCAGCGCAGACCCGGTCAAAGACATATACCTGGAAGATACGTGGCTGATGATCCAGGGCTACTCCGCAGACGAGAAGCACCACACGACCAAGATAGTGCCTATAGTAATGGCGATAGAGGCTGAGTTTGACAGGATGTTAACCTGCTTTGAGTCTAAGTAGGGTATAATGGTATGAATGGAACAGCAAGATTTCGTCATTGTAGAGTGGAGCGGTGGAAAACGTAAGCTTTTTAAGGCTTTATGCGCTACCTGTGGGTGTGATAGGGGTTATAAGAAACCTGCTAAATTAATAGGCAATTGCAAATCTTGCCAAGCTAAAATTAATGCTGGTACCCTGGGAATCGTTAAAGAGTGTGTAGCTTGTAAACGTACTGAAGTACCTAATCCTACGAAAGACTGGTTTGCTGGCCCAACATGCTGTTATTGTTACGGCAAAAAATATCGTCAAACCCACAAAGAACAGATACGTCAGCAAATCAATAGCTGGCGTGAACTTAATAAAGAAAAGCATAAAGCCCGTGAACGCAAGTGGCGCGAAGACAATCAAGAACATAAAAACGCCACAGACAAAAGGTGGCGCGAAGATAACGCTGACCACGTCAGAGAACATAGACGTAACTACGTAAAAACAAAAGAAAGATTAGATCCAGCTTATAGAATTGGTAGACGATTAAGAGCACGTTTCTATAAGTTTGTTAAATGGTCAGATCAAGAGTCAACTGAAGTTTTATCAAAATATATCTCGTACTCCAACAACGATCTTAAAAAACATTTAGAATCTTTATTTGAATCAGGCATGACTTGGAGCAATTATACGGTTCACGGTTGGCACATTGACCATATTAAGCCCTTATGTTCGTTTGATTTAACTAAAAAAGAAGAGATAATAGAAGCTTGGAAACTATCTAATCTTAGGCCACTATGGTGTAAAAAGAACTGGGCGAAATCTAGACAGGACAAATTATGCAAGAAGAAACAGAACCTCTAGAGAAAGCTAAATGCGTTCGTTGTGGTAAACCCAACATGAATGGCACCAAAGGAGGTCGCTGCAAAGCCTGCATGAACAAGCTCACCGCAAAACGTCATACTCCTGGGTCCAAAGAAAGAGCGTGGAACAAAGCGGATGGAGCTGCGAGGCGTGACCGTGGAGCTAACGGTACTGCACACGCTAAGTCAAAAGGCAGAATGAAAGATCGCAAGTCATTCATCAAGCGGTTTCAACATGACGAGAAAAAAACCGGCTCGAAACTTTCGCCGGATCGCCGGCAAAATGACACAGGATATACTTCTTCTAATGTTCGTAACGTCCCTGAGAAGCTTAATCGGGGTCGACATCACGTGGACCCTAAGAAGCTGCGCGCGTGGCAGAAACGCCTGAAGAAGTGCGACGTAACCGAAGATCAACTTTATACGTATTTATTAGCAAAAGCTCATGAACATGCTGACACTGTTTTGATTTCCTATCTAGAAGATATGCATCCCAATGACGTAATTAATTTTATAAACAATAATGACACAGATGATAATTTACAAAATAACGAACAAGGTTAATAACAAGATTTACATAGGTCAAACAACATCTTCATTAGAAGAACGTTGGTCAAGTCATTTATCGCACAGTAAGCACAATAAAGGTTCAATTATAGGAAACGCAATCAATAAATACGGCGCTGAGAATTTCACTATAGAACAAATTGACTCAGCATTATCTCTAGAAGAACTTAACACAAAAGAAAAAACA